TTCGGACTTCGTCCGATTGGTGTAGTCGGTCAGGCTGCAAACACCACTGGTGCGACCGAGTATCGTATCGCCTCTGGAAACACTAACGCGATTTACCAAGGTTCACCCGTAATTCCGCTGTCAACAGGCTTTATTGATATTGTTGGCGCGGCTGCTGGTGGAACGGTAGGTCTACTTGGTGTGTTCTGGGGATGCGAATATGTATCGTCTACCACTGGTGAAACTATTTTCTCAAATAGCTGGCCCGGTTCTGGCGCGGATTCTAATCATCCCGTCAAAGCCTTCGTGTATGACAACCCAATGCAGACATTTGTCATCTGCTCAGACGCTTCACTGACTAGCGAAGCAACTGCGCGGGGCCATGTGTTTGCAAACGCAAACTTTGCTACAGCTACTGGCGGCACAACCGCTACTGGTATCTCCACAGCTAAGTTGGGAGTCAGCACAATCGCCACCACTGCGGCATTGCAACTGCGTATTATGGGCATTCAAGATGACCCAGAAAATGCAGACTTTACTGCGGCTGGTATCCCATTAATTGTTCGATTGAATAACAGCTTCAACTCCGCCAATGGTGCGATTGTTGCTGGTACTCCATCGACTACTGGCGTTTAAGGAGGTCTAAAGAATGGCTATTTCTCGCGCACAACTAGCGAAAGAGCTAGAACCGGGCCTCAACGCGCTGTTTGGTATGGAGTACAATCGGTACGAAAACCAACACGCGGAGATCTACACAACAGAATCTTCTGATCGAGCATTCGAAGAGGAAGTAATGTTGAGTGGGTTCGGAGCGGCACCTACCAAATCGGAAGGTTCCTCTGTAAACTTTGACGACGCTAACGAAGCGTACACTGCTCGTTACAACCACGAAACTATTGCGCTGGCATTCTCAATCACTGAGGAAGCTATCGAAGACAATCTGTATGATCGTCTTGGTTCGCGTTATACTCGTGCGTTGGCTCGTTCAATGGCACACACAAAGCAAGTTAAGGCCGCTGCGGTTCTTAACAACGCATTTACTGCTGGCGCTTCTGCTGGTGGTGACGGTGTTGCGCTTTGTGCGACAAACCACCCGTTAACCAACGGTGGGACGTTTGCCAACGAACCCGCAGTAGCTGCTGATTTGAACGAGACATCTCTTGAAGATGCCCTTATCAATATCGCAGGTTTTGTGGACGAGCGTGGTTTGAAGGTTGCTCTTCGTGGCACGAAGTTACTTATCCCGCGTCAACTGCAATTTATTGCAGAACGCTTGATGGTTTCAAACCTTCGTGTTGGAACAGCAGACAATGATACGAACGCGATTCGTTCAATGGGAATGTTGCCTGATGGTTATGCCGTCAACGACTTCCTGACGGACCCTGATGCGTTCTTCATCATGACGGATGCGCCTCGTGGAATGATCCACTTTGAGCGTACTCCTCTGTCTACCAACATGGAAGCAGACTTCGACACAGGCAACATGCGCTTTAAAGCGCGTGAGCGTTACAGCTTCGGCTTTAGCGACCCACGTTGCGTATTCGGTTCACCCGGAGCGTAATTTGTGCTATAGTTTGGGAGGGTTTCATTACCTCCTCCCAAACTGGGGGCTACTTCGGTAGCCCCTTTCTTTTTGTCTATTTCTCCTGTATTGTTTTAGTATCCCTGACAGTCGCATGGTGTGGCTGACTAACCCAGACAGGAGATCAACATGGGTACGACAACTTTTTCAGGTCCTATTCGGGCTGGTAACATTCGCAACACAACGGGCACTACTGTTGGGTCAGACATAGCAAACGTAGGTTATGTTGTAATGACTCAACAACATGTAATGGATATTTCTGGCGGCGCTGTCGCAGCGGAAGCCACAAATGTAGTAATCCCTGCCAACTCAAAAATCGTAGATATAATTATTGATTTAGAAGTGGCGGCTAACACCACAACAAATATTAGTGTTGGTGATACTGTAGGCGGCGCAGCAACTCTCGTTAATGCGGTTGCTTCTGGAACCACCGTAGGCATTAAAGCGTTAGGTGCTTCTGGCGGTGGTACACTTACATGGAAAAACACTGGTACATCTGATTTGAAATTAACAGCTACCTCAAGCGCAGGTACGAATGCGGGATCAGTTGTTATAACAGTAATGTATGCTCAAGCGTTTAATACGGCTATTCAACCTTAATAGGAGACTTTTATGGCTGGTCCAGTAACAGCATATAATTGGGTTCAAGGAACAACGGCAGCGATTGTTGGCCCGACTCGATCACGTTTACGGCAGGTTGTAATTTACGCGGCGGCTGCGGGTGCTTTTACGTTGAAAAACGGCAGCGCAAGCGGGGATACTTTGCTTACGCAAAAGTTTCCTACAGGTCATCATGTAATGAACATTCCTGATGATGGGATTATCGCAAGTAGCGGTGTTTATGTCTCAGCGTTTACAGGATCGGCTAACGAACTTACCATTATCTTGTCGTAGGTGGCGAGATGGTTGGCAGTGAGGTAACATCGTTTTACTCACAAACTTCGGCAGCGTTGGTAGCTCGACGCTGCCGCCTACAAGGTGTGATTTTGACCTATGAATCAGGTGCCACAGGGCATGTCGTACTTTACGACAACGATTCAGAAGCGTCAGGAAAAGTATTACTTAGAGTTGATGAGACATCTCAAGGTATGGATGAAATATTTCTTCCCGGGGACGGTATACTAGCTAAAAAAGGTGTGTACGCTTCGATTCCCGCCAACACCACCATATCAGTGATTGTGGAGTAGTTATGGCTAAAATCGACAAGTCCAAGATGAAGTGCAACAAACCCAAACGTCAGGTTTCTGGCGGAAAGAAGTCTGTTGTAAAAGCCTGTGCTAATGGGAAAGAAAAGATAATTCGATTCGGCGATGCCAAGATGACCATTAAGAAATCAAACCCTAAGCGTAGGAAATCGTTCCGGGCTAGGCATGGTTGTGACACAAAGAAGTTGGACAAACTTACGGCCCGTTACTGGTCGTGCAAGATGTGGTAACGTGATGAAAGTGAACTTTTCGGATATAACATCGGTGATCGTGGTTGGACTTTTGGGCTGGGGCTCAACTCAACTCTATGCGATGAAGTCTGATTTAGCTGTTGTGTCTTATCGGGTTGAGGAAAACTATAAGATGATAAAGCCCATGTGGCAGGATTTTTTAGTGAGGCAGGCTAATTATGATAAGTCGTGGACAAATGTCGTTCCAAATATCCACACCACCGGAGGGACGGAGTAATGGCAAAGAAAAAGCTCGACGCTTGCGCAAAAAAGGTCAAGGCGAGATACAAGGTTTGGCCCTCGGCTTACGCAAGCGGAGCGGTAGCCAAGTGCCGAAAAGTAGGAGCCGCCAACTGGGGAAACTCTACTAAGAAAGCAGCTACTGGTGGTTTGATGACGGCGGTTGATAATCCAAAACGCCCTGCTCGTAATAGATATCGCGGCGGTGGAATCATTGCGTCTGGTTGTGGTTGCGTCGAGGAGAGCAGGCGGAAAAGTACGAGGACGTACTGATGGCGGAAAAGAACTCATTGCGAAAATGGTTCTCCCAAAACAAAGGGAAGGGCTGGGTTGATTGTAAAACGGGAAAGCCGTGTGGCCGCAAGAAAGGCGAAAAGCGCAAGAGTTACCCCGCATGTCGGCCTACGATGGCGCAATGTACGTCCGCAGCAAAGAAGAAGAAATCTTCAAAACGAATAAGTTGGAAAAATAAAAAGGCTACCGGCGGATTGGTAAGAGTGTTTTGATACGGGATTGGGCAGAGGAATTATCTAAACCCACTGCACACACGAACGGTGTTGCGGCTTGTCCTTTTGCTTTGCCTGCGGTTGAGAACCATGAAGTAAAGATCTTGGTTTCTGACGGGTTGTGGACGGATGTTTTACATGAGGCCGCGAAGTTTTTTAGTACTGGTTACAAAGTCACGATGGTTTTTGATTACAGTTACGATTATGACTATGATAAATTAGAACAAGAATGCATGGCGCTTAATAGGTTTTTTGAGTCGGCAGGAATAGACATATGGCTTCTGGCGTATTTAAGAGAACACGCCATTGTTTTTATACAGCGTTGGACGGAGTTAGAAAACGCTGCTGCAAAGTTGGAAAAACTAGGGTATTATACGAACTACGACCCACAGGATTATGAGCGCCATATCTTGGCGCGTAGGAACAGGAGACAGTGAAATGCCGGGTAAATTAAACATGGTTAAGAACAAGCAGGGAAAAATGGTCCCTGATTACGCTGCTGATGGCGTTGGTAAAATGATGCGCGGCGGTCGTGTCGGGATGATGCGCGGCGGCAAGGTAAATGGGTATAAGTCTGGCGGTTGTGTGACGGTAAAAACAAATCAAAATCCTCATAAGAGTTGATAGATGGCTACTTCAGGATCAAGAGACTTTAACCTCGATGTCGGAGAGATAATCGAGGAGGCGTTTGAGCGGTGCGGGCTGGAGGTTCGCACTGGTTATGATGCTCGGACGGCGCGTCGGTCTTTGAACCTGATGTTTGCTGAATGGGCAAACCGTGGCATTAACATGTGGACTGTGGAGCAGGGTACGATAACGCTTACTCAAGGTCAGGCTCAAGAGACATTGTTGCCTGATGTTGTTGATGTGTTGGAGATTGTGCTTCGTCGGGGCAACACTGACTATGAGGTAGAGCGGATTAGTCGAGGGGACTATGTTACTCTACCGAACAAGACTACACAGGGTCGCCCTAGCCAGTTCTGGTTTAATCGTCAGATTAGCCCCGTAATTAATCTTTGGGCTGTTCCTGAGAACTCCACGGATCAAATCATTTACTACTATGTGCAGCGGATTGAGGACGCGGATACTCTTGTCAACACTACTGACATGCCTTTTAGGTTTTATCCTTGTATGGTTGCTGGTCTTGCTTACTATCTTGCGATGAAACGAGCGCCTGATCGGATCCAGCTTTTAAAATCGGTGTATGAGGAAGAGTTCCAACGTGCAGCGGATGAAGATGAGGATCGGGTTCCGTTGAAGTTGCAGCCTAGCATGAGATACTTGAGGGTATAATGGCATACGCTTCGGGCAAACACGCATGGGGGATATCGGACAGGTCGGGCCGTCGTTACCGTCTTCGGGAAATGAAGGTGGAGTGGACAGGTGCGAAGGTTGGTCCTGATGAGTTTGAGCCTAAGCACCCTCAGTTGTTTCCTCCGAAGGCGTCTCCTGATCCGCAGGCGTTACGCAATCCCAGACCGGAAAGCGGCTTGACCGAGCAAAGGGCTACACAATACGGGTGGAATCCTGTAGGATTTAACGAGATTGAGGGACTGTCGCCGCCGAATAATTTAGTGGCTATAGGTTCAGTGGGCACGGTAACGGTGACAACATGACAATGACATATGGTGAACTGAAGCAAGCCGTTCAGGACTATACCGAAAATGACGAGACGACTTTTGTGAACAACATTCCGTTGTTCATACGGTTGACGGAAGAGCGTATACTTAAAAGTGTGCAGTTAAATCTGTTTCAAAAGAATCAGTTTGGCAACATGACGACAGGGAATCAGTATCTAGCTGCGCCTACGGACTTTTTAGCTCCGTTTTCATTAAGTATAGATGTTGGCGGCGATGCAGAATTTTTGTTGTTTAAGGATTTAGACTTTGTTCAGACGTATACGCCAGACCCGACGACAACGGGACAGCCAAAATACTATGCTCAATTTGACGTTGACAACTTTATTTTGGCTCCAAGCCCTGACGCTAACTACACTGTAGACATACATTATTTGTATCGACCAACGTCTTTGACAGCGGGTGCGGATAGCGGAACAAGTTGGTTGAGTGAAAACGCCGAGATTTCGTTATTGTATGGTTCTTTAATTGAGGCGTATACGTTTATGAAAGGCGATCCTAATCTTATGCAGATGTATAATCAACGGTATATGGAAGGGATTTCTCGTTTGAAAAACTTGGGAGAGGCACAAGAAACTATGGACGAATATCGCTACGGTACGATCAGGAAACCTAGATCATGATACCGCAATTAGAGATGACAAACGATTTTGGCATTGAGGTACACACCACTCAAGGCCGGGGATTTTCTCCTGAAGAAGTCGCAGAGCGGTGTGCGGATAAAATTATTTCTGTTTCTGAGGAAGCGCACCCAGCGATACAGGCTCAAGCACATGCTTTTAAAAAGCGGATTGTTAAGCTCGTAGAGTTTTATTTACGGGAAGCTATCAAAAGTGACAGAACTACGGTATATAATGCAATTACAGACGCAGGGCACCCAGAACTTGCGGAACTTATAAGGAGACTGTGATATGGCCTTTAGCGGCAATTTTATGTGCACCTCATTCAAGAAAGAACTCTTGTATGGTGCCCACGACTTAGCGAACGGTGCGGATACACTGAAGCTAGCGTTGTACACAAACAGCGCATCTTTCACCGCGGCAACTACTGCGTATACCACCTCTAACGAAGTTAGTGGCACTGGTTATAGCGCAGGCGGCGGAACGCTTACAAACGTGGACCCTACTTCTTCGGGCACGACAGCGTTGACAGATTTTTCTGATCTGACGTTTTCGACTGCGACGATAACTGCTCGTGGTGCGTTGATCTACAACACCACTCCAAACACGACTTCGATTTCTTTGACGAATCCGACAGTCGTTGTGTTGGATTTCGGTGGAGACAAAACGTCTACAGCGGGTGATTTCACAATCGTCTTCCCAACTGCTGATTCGAGTAACGCTATTATTCGCATAGCCTAAACCATTTAGGCGACCGAAATGGCACTTATTGCAGGTTGGGGTCGAGGCACATGGTCTGAAGGGGCTTGGAGTAGCCCTCTTACTGTAACAGTTACGGGTGTATCTGCTACAGGACAGGTCGGATCGGTAACGGTAGCGGGCGCAAGTGATGTGCCTGTTACTGGAGTCGAGGCCACAGGAAATGTTGGCTCTGTTTCTATAACAACAGAAGCGAATGTTTTCCCAACAGGTGTATCTGCTACGGGTCAGGTTGGAACTGCGGTCGCTTCGGCGGCTGCGAATGTTTCTGTTACGGGCGTTTCCTCCACAGGAAATGTTGGCTCTGTTTCTGTTACGGCGGATGCGGGCGTTTCTGTTACGGGTGTTTCCTCCACAGGAGGTGTCGGCTCTGTTTCTGTTACGGCGGATGCGGGCGTTTCTGTTACGGGGGTATCTTCTGCGGGTGGCGTCGGTTCTGCTACTGTTATTGGGGATGCTTCGGTATCTCCAACTGGTCTGGCGGGCACAGGACAAGTTGGCTCCGCTACAGTTGCAGCTAACGCTAATGTATCGGTTACAGGACTCGCGGCTAATGGTCAGGTTGGAACTGCGCAGGCTACTGGTCAGGGCATAGTTCCTGTTACAGGCTTAGAAGCAACAGGTGGAGTCGGCGGGGTTACTGTTACTGCGGTTGGCAACACCTCTGTTACTGGCGTTTCGGCTACTGGAGTTGTAGGCGCAGTTACTGCGGCGGCTGCGGCGGATGTTTCCGTTACGGGCGTTTCGGCAACGGGACAAGTTGGTCAGGCTGGGGTTTTACAAGGTGTAGCCGTTCCGGTTACGGGCGTGGCGGGCACAGGTCAGGTTGGTGACGCCACCGCATCCATTAGCATTGACGCGGTTG